TGGTGATGTAAGGGGTACTTACTTGCCATCTTCGGCGGCAGACGGTATCAAGCGCCTTGTGATGGGAATAGCCCTGCCAGCAATTGCGGCAGGCCCGAATGCAACTCGTATTGGCGCTCTTGGCGTCACACAAGCTTAAGGAGCTTAAATCATGGCAACAAGTTTTAAACGTGAACCCAAGATGATGACCACTGAGCCTTCTGTTGACGAGGCCAAAATGATGCATGGTGGCAGGATGGCTATGAAAAAAGGCGGTATGCCTATGAAAATGAAAGACGGTAAAAAAGTACCTATCTTCATGAACAAAGGCGGTATGCACATGATGTCTGATGGCAAGATGATGAAAGACTCTGCCATGAAAAAGGGCGGCAAAGCTGACATGGCGCAAGACAAGGCTATGATTAAGAAAGCCATGAGTCAGCATGATGCACAAGAGCACAAAGGTGATAAAGGTACTAACCTTAAACTGCGTAAAGGTGGCATGTCTTCTAGAATGAGCAACATGGCGCCAAAAGCCGGCCCTAATGTGATGGGTGGTCTTGCTGGCGGATTAGAGGCCACACGTCCAGACATGAAGAAAATGACTAGTGGTGTGCGCATGCCGGGCTATAAGATGGGTGGAAGCATTGCCGCTAAAGGTATGGCCATTGCCAAGAAGTACGAAAAGACTACAAACACAGGCAGCCCAATGCCTAGCGTTAAAGGCGGTACTAAAGGTATTAAGCAAGGTCCTGCAGGTTACAAAGATGGCGGACATGCGGCTATGTCTTGTATGGATGCAGGTGGCTTTGCCACCAATAAGAAAATGCAAAAGTGCTAAATAAAGTAGGGGCTTCGGCCTCTGCTTTTAATTGGAGATATTTATGGCTATAACAGCTACATCACAAACATTGTTTGATGGCGAAAGAGTTGCCATCATGAAGTTTTATGCAACCATGAGCGCTACAGAAAATGAAAGTGCAGTTGCAAAAGTAACGCCTTCCGCACTTACTGCTTCAGCGGCAGGTGGCGCCTGCGATGCCGTAAGTATTTTGAAAGTAACGGCGTTGACTCATGGTTTAGAAGTTCAAATGAACTGGGTTGCTACTGCGCCTGTAGTTATTGAACTTATTCCTCAAAATTCGCAATACACACAGGATTTTTCTGCAATTGGGGGTCTAACAAACAATGCAGGCGCAGGAAAGACTGGAGTAATTTCTTTTACTACATTGGATGGGTCTGCTGGAGATGCATACACGGTCATTCTTGAAATGCAAAAGCATTACGTAAACCCTTATCAAACTCAAGCTAATCCTTAGTATGCCATTAACCAAATCAAAGTCTAAAGCTGCGTTTAGCAAAAATGTTGCTGCAGAAATGCATGCAGGCAAGCCGCAAAAACAAGCTGTTGCTATTGCGTATTCTGTAAAGCAGTCTGCCAAGAAAGAAGGCGGCAAGGTTGGCTTATGGGATAACATACACGCTAAGCGTGAGAGAATTGCTGAGGGCTCAGGTGAACGTATGCGTAAGCCCGGTGCAAAAGGCGCACCTACAAAAGCTGATTTCAAAGCCGCGTCGGGTATGAAAAAAGGCGGTGACGTAAAGTTGTCTATCAAGAATGGCGAAAAGCTGCCTACTAGCCGTGGTGCAGGTCTTACAGCTAAGGGTCGTGACAAAATAAATAGAGCAACTGGTAGTAACCTTAAAGCTCCCCAAAAAAAAGGCCCGCGGCATGACAGTTTTTGTGCTAGAATGAGCGGTATGCCCGGGCCTATGAAAGACGACAATGGCAACCCTACGCGTAAAGCTGCATCTTTGCAACGCTGGCATTGCGCTACAGGTGGTACAATCAAGACAACTCCAAATTGGTAATGTATGAGCACATCAGGTACTGTTGGCCAAACCGTCATTACTGTTCAAAATCTTATCGATAGCGGTGCTCGTCGTGCGGGTAAACTTGCTGAAGAGTTGACATCTGAGCAAATTGCAGCATCTAAGCAATCACTTTACTACTTACTTTCTAATTTAGTAAACATGGGCATACAATACTGGTGCATTAACAAAGTCATTGTAGGTCTAATTCCAGATCAGCAAAACTACTATTTACCAGTTGGCACAGTTGACGTGCTAAACGCAAACTACAGAACACTTACTGCAATTAGCACTGGTGCAAATAGCTCATCTGGTACAACACTAAATGCATTTAACGGCGTAGGTAATTTAACTTGCCTGTTAACAACAAATACGGGTTCTATTGGCATTAGTAACGGGTCAGGCAACCCTGTGGCGATCAATACGATTGGTATTTTGCCAGCTGTGAGTGGATCAGTTACCATAGACATACAATACTCTACAGACAATTCAACATGGGTCACTCTCTATAGCCCAGGTGCTACCACATGGGCAGCAGGAACGTGGATTTACTACGATTTGCAACCTACAGTTACGCAGCCTTACTGGAGAATTAAGCAATCTTCTGGTGTGAACATGGGTTTTTATCAAGTTGTATTTGGCACTATGCCTATGGCTATCAACATGTCAAGAATGAATAGAGATGACTATTCGTCGTTGCCAAACCGTAGTTTTACAGCACTTAGGCCTTTGCAATACTGGTTTGACAGAACAATACCGCAGCCTAACATGGAACTATGGCCAGTGCCAAACAGCATTCAGCCACAGTTAGAGTTGTGGGTAAGCCGCCAAGTAGAAGATGTAGGCGCTTTGTCTGGTGAGATTGAGATTCCACAACGGTGGTACTTAGCCATTCAGAACATGTTGGCGCATCAAATGTCAATGGAATTGCCGGGCGTAGAAGCTGGCAGAATTCAGTATTGCGAACAGCAATCAGAAAAATACTGGGCAATGGCAGAACAAGAAGAAAGAGATAAATCTCCTATTTACTATGCGCCCAACATTAGTTACTATACGAGGTAATAATGTCACTATGGCTTAATACTCGAGGCAATACGGTACTTAGCATAGCGATCTGTGATCGCTGTAAGCGTAAAGTAGCGTACTCGGATATTAGACCTGATGGCAATATTCCTGGGATTAGGGTTTGCGGAGACGGTTGCTCGGATCAGTTTGACCCTTATAGACTACCTGCTCGTCAATCTGAAAGAATCTCATTAAGATTTCCTAGACCTGATGCTGATATTGCAGAATCTCAAGATGCAATCACAACAGATCCAAACATTGTGAACAATCCTACGCCGTATGATCTAACAGAAACGCCAGGTGAGTTTGGTATAGCACCAGAAACATCTGAAGATGATTTAGACGGAAATTTGGATAATCTAAGCCCGTAATATGTCAAATGTAAGAATTTCACAACTTCCAACTGGTTCCGCCCTTACAGGCACGGAACTAGTTCCCGTTGTACAGAATGGCCAGACCATTCAAACTACGGTTAGTTCTTTAACTTCTAGCCCTACGTTAACTCAAACTTTTGTTACAGTCAATAACACGCCAGCCTTAGCAAACAGCAGGTATTTTGCAGTAGGCACAGGCATTGGTCTCACTGATACAGGTGCACAAGGGCAGTTACAAATTGCTTTAAACGGGACATCTGGATCTTTAGAGACTGTTGGAAATGGCTTTATTGCTAAGACAGCAGCTAATACGGTTGCCAACCGCACGTTTTCAACTACTTCAGGGCTAAACATTACTAATGGTAGTGGTGTTTCAGGTAATCCTGTGCTTTCTGTAACAGGGTTATTGTCAGCATTGGCTGCAACTACAGGTACAGGGTTAATGGCTACAGCAGGGGGTTCAACGATAACCCCTGTGACCATCGCAGGGACATCAAATCAAACCAGTGTAAGTAATGGCAATACCTCACCTGTAATTGGTCTGGCAAGCAATCCGATCATCCCAGGGACGGAAAGCGTTACCGTGCCTATTGGCGCTACGGGTTCGCGTCCAGTTTCTGCTGTAAATGGTATGTTGCGCTACAACACTACCACCGCCGTCTTTGAAGGCTATGCAAACGGCGCATGGGGTTCAATTGCCACAGGTGGCGGGGTCACATCGGTTGCTACTGGAACGGGTCTGACGGGTGGGCCAATCACTTCCACAGGCACAATTAGTATTAATGTGACTGGCGTAACTGCGGCAACTTACGGCTCGTCACTTGTTGTTCCTGTCATTGCGGTAAATGCGCAAGGTCAAATTACAAGCGCAACAAACACAACAATTAACGCTGTAACGCTGACCACGGGAACAATTTCTACAACCCCATCCAATTCAACTGACATAGCCAACAAGAGTTATGTTGACACGGTAGCGCAGGGTTTAGACACCAAAGCAAGTGTTGTGGCTGGCACAACGGTGAACATCACTTTAAGTGGCACCCAAACCATTGATGGCATAGTGCTGGTTGCAGGTGATCGCGTGTTGGTGAAGAATCAAACAGCATCAGCAGACAATGGGCTTTACCTTTGCGCGGCAGGGGCATGGACAAGAACCACGGACATGGATACTTGGGCGGAAGTCCCCGGCGCTTACGTCTTTGTTGAAACTGGTTCTACTCTTGCTGACACAGGTTGGGTTTGTACATCCAATGCTGGCGGCACAATTGGTGTTACAGCCATTACATGGGCGCAGTTCTCAGGTGCTGGTTCTGGTGTAAGTTCAATCACCTTTGGTTCTACTGGATTGACTCCAGCAACGGCAACTACGGGTGCTGTAACTGTTGCAGGAACGCTGGCTGTAGCCAACGGCGGCTCAGGTCAAATCACCGCGCAATTGGCAATGAACGCTTTTGCTGGCGCGGTCACAAGTGGATCGTACTTGCGGGGTAACGGAACAAACGTGGTGATGAACACCATACAAGTTGCCGATGTTCCAACGCTTAACCAAAACACAACTGGTACAGCGGCTAATGTCACGGGTACTGTGGCAATTGCAAATGGCGGTACAGGGCAAACAACAGCAGGCGCGGCTTTTAATGCTTTGTCGCCCATCACTACGACTGGTGACCTAATTATTGGAACTGGTGTCAACACGGCAAGTCGATTGGCAATTGGCGCTAACGGCTATTTGCTGACATCCAATGGAACAACAGCATCTTGGGTTGCCGCGCCAGCAAGTGGTGTAACCACATTTAGCGCAGGAACTACTGGCCTAACGCCCTCAAGCGCAACTGGTGGCGCAATTACTTTGGCTGGAACATTGGCAGTCGCCAATGGCGGTACAGGCGCAACAAACGCTACTGATGCAAGAACAAACTTAGTTGCCGCAAAGTCAGGCACTAACAGCGACATTACAGAGTTGTACGCTTTGAACGGAACGTCTTATGGCGTGGCTTATCAAAACGCTGGAAATCAATTGATAATGGGGTCGGCATTAACATTTGACGGCTCGATGTTATTCGTACCGGGCGGTATCTCAGGAGGAACATTCTAATGGCGGCAACAAACTTCACACCTATCTCGCTGTATTTCAGCGCAACTGCGGCGGCTGTGCCATTGGCGGCAAACCTCGTTGCTGGCGAATTAGCCCTTAACACCAACGATGGCAAGCTGTACTATAAAAACAGTAGTAACGTAGTCACTTTATTGGCTGGCGCTGGAGGCTCTGGCATTGTGGCTGGATCAAACACGCAAGTTCAGTTTAACAACAGTGGAGTCTTTGGCGCATCAGCCAACCTTACATGGTCAGGAACTGCATTAGCGGTAACAGGCACAGTGGCTGTTACGGGTGCATTGACCGCAACCCTAGACTCAACATTCTCATCAACTGGTGCATTGATTATCAGTAAGGGAACGACTGGGCAACGACCAACTGCGGCATCTGGTATGTTGCGGTTCAATACCACTACAGCCGAGTTTGAAGGCTACAACGGCACTGCATGGGCATCTGTAGGTGGCGCGGCACTGAGCAACGACACAAGCACGGCAAGCAATTTGTTTCCCTTGTTTGCAAGCGCTACATCAGGCACAGCATCCACGCTGTTTACAGGAAACACTAAACTACTATACAAGCCAAGCACTGGTGAATTTACATCATCTGTAATGACTGCGGGTAACGGTATTTTTGTGAATAGCCAAACAGTATCTGTAAGCTACACAATTGCGGCTGGATACTCAGCAATGTCATCAGGCCCCGTCACCGTGGCAAGTGGCCAATCAGTAACAGTATCTAGCGGTAGTCGCTGGGTAGTCGTTTAAGGAAAAATTATGGCAAGCATTGTTATTAATGGCGATACATCTGGGGCAGTAACTTTGTCTGCACCTGCGGTAGCAGGGACAGTCACAGTCACACTACCAGCCGCATCAGGAACGATGGCAACATTAACCACGCCTTCTTTTGCAACAACAATTGGTGTGGGTGCGGCAACTGCATCAACATCAGGTTCTGGCATCACCTTCCCTGCGACTCAATCAGCGTCATCTAATGCAAATACACTTGACGATTACGAAGAAGGTACTTTTACTCCAATTCTTGCAGATAGCGCATCATCTTCAAATGCCGCAACAATGACTGTGCAACAAGGTTTTTATACAAAAGTTGGTAATGCTGTAACAATCCAAATACAAATTGCATGGTCTGACAAAGGCTCAATGAATGCTGGGCAAAATACACGAATTTATGGTATTCCATTTAGTGCTAAAAGTAATACTGGTGGTTATTATTGGCCTGCACTTATAACAATGTCTTCTGGCAATACAGGATTTGTAGCGGG